GATTGTCATTGTAGATTTTTTAGTAGTCAATTGGTCAGGAGTGATAGCTTCACCTTCAGCTACATCTTTAGCGTCACCAGAGTATTCCCATTTAGGAACTGTGATTGTAGTACCTGGTTGTCCGACAAGCATGCGCTCAACGTAAGCAAGTGGTGTGAATTTAATCATTTTGTCAAGCTTAGCTGATACCATATCAGCCATTACTTCAGGGTTGACCATTTGTGCAATTTTAGTTTGTGTCATTGTCTATTATCCTTTCAACTTATGATAAAGTTCTGGGTTGTTTTGGAGCAGTTCATTCCTACTCTGGTAACCCATTCTGTTAAATTGTTCTTTGGTAATCTCACCAGCTGAAGTGTCTTCCATCTTCTTCGGTGTCTTACCTTTTAGTTTCTCACTGACCTTTTTATCAGCAAGTTCATTCACTAATGCAACAAAGCCTTCTACAGCCTCCTGTGTAGCTTCTGCGGTATCTTTGACAACAAAGCCTAGGATTTTATCGTCTACCGAGATACCGCCCTCAGAAAGCATTTTAGAGGCTTCTCGCTCTAGTCCGCTACGGTTGATTTTAGCTTCAAGTTCAGCAATGTATGCTCTTTGCTTTTCCTGCTCATACTCTGCTTTCTGGGTTTCGTTCATCTTACGTAGTTTTTCGGCTTCATCAAGCTTTTCTTGCATTCGTTTATCGAATGACTTTTCTTGTTTCGCCAAGCGTTTCTTGATTAGATCATCAACTTCGCTTTGTGTGAATGTTTTCTCTGTAGCTTGCTCCTCTTCTTGAGTGCTAGCTTGTTCAAGTTTAAGTTCAACTACAGGTTCTTTAATATCTTCTGCCATTTCAGGCCCTCCTTTTAAGTCCGAGTGGACTGATATCCTTGGCTTTTAATGTCGTCAAAGTTCGGACAATATAAAAACCGTACGGGATTCCATACGGTTAAGTTTTATAATTCGATTCCTTCGATTTCTGCTCGAATTTCTAGCCAGTATAAATACTGACCCATGGCGCACTTTTGATTTTTTAAAACTTCAATTGAGCATTTTGGCTCAAAATTGAGCGTACCAGCTTCGTATTTGATAACCATTTTATGTAATTTTGTATATTTATCCTTAAGCGCATTGTATTCATCGATAAAACGTCTTTGCCAATCTTCCATATTTCTGTTCCTTTCTTTTAAGTTTCTATTAGGATAACTTCGCAAGCTACCACTGAAATTCTTTTTACAACCAATTCACAATTCAAAAAATCGCATGGATAACCTCCATCCAAATCCTTGTTATTGTGGCAAACTGAAATGTCTTGTTGTTGATCTATCACTTCACAAAGTTCTTTGACTTTCATTTTCTACACCTTTTCTGAGCATGAAAAAAGCACTTAGATTTCTCTAGGCGCTTGTTGATAGATATTCTTCATATTCTTTACGTGCATAGTCAGGCATCTTTCTCTTTGCTCTGACGATAAATTCATCAAGTGGAGTATCATTGTTTGACCTACTAGAATTATAGAAATCACTTCTAAAACGATGAATCCATCTTTTAGAGCGCTCACTTGTAAAAACTGGTGGGTAATCTTTTGAAAATTCCTCCAATATTTGCGGATGATTTTTTTCTAAGAATGCTTGACTAAAGAAAATTGCGTTCCCTAAAAAAGCAACCTGTTCATCTGTCGCTTTTTTCAATGGTTCAAACAAGATATGTTCTAAATATTTTGTTTTCAATCCACTACCTCCACTTCAATAATTCTTCGTTTAGTGTCAAAAGCCATCTCTTGCACCGTTTCAGAGAGAATCTTAAACCTTGTATTTGGTTTAATTATGAACTCTTTTTCGTCGGCGTAATTACTCAATTCACTGATATACGCACCAACAGATTGACCTTTCTTTATGAGTATATTTAATTGAATTTCAACATCTCCGCCTCCAAACTCATCTATAACTGCCCTATCAAGACTAGTACTCATAAATCCTTTATCAATCACTAGTGTTTTACCGACAGCATTTACTAAAAAATCGTCTTCTGATTGATTGAATAGTCGATAAGTTTTAAAAGTTTTTTCTGCTTTATATGTTGAAATAGCTGAAATAATTTGCTCAGATTTCTTCTCAATATCATTATACCACTTTTTAGTCTCATCGCTTAATTTTTGTGAGCTTCCACCTGTGATTTTATCTAGAAATCCTTGTCTTCCTTCTCTCAATACATGGTTGTAATCCTCGTACATCGCTGTTGTATATTCATGGATAGATTCCACTTCATGACTAGATAGATTCTTCAACCACTTCTGATAAGACTTTTGCTTTCTGAAGAAGTCGTCTATTTCTTTTGGATCTTTAGCTTCAAATACTTTATCAATTTCTTGTTGCTCTTTATTATTTGATTTTTTGTGATTAAAATGCGGTACTGTTGTACACCGACAATTCGGATGAAAAGGCGGTGCGTTCAATGCTGGAACCAACTCAGATACTTTAAATATCTTTCCGTTGAATGGTTGACAAATTTGACACGCTTTTAATTCAGTCGTGATTTCAAACTCTTCAACACCATTTGCTTCATAGTTAGCTTTCTGAGCCTCTGAGTATACCCTTGCCGATTCCGTTACTGCTAACCGTCTAGCGTAGCCATACGAGACATCAAGCTCTTTTTTGAGGCTATTAATCAGAACATTTGTGCCTTTACCTCTCAATACAGTATCAGCAACGCCTTTCTTAACGATATCTCGCAACTCGCTTTGTCTTTCCCAAATTCGAGAAGACCACGTCGCATTATTGAAATTAGCGTATGTAATCGTATCTGCTGATACTTTTGAAGCTTCAAAACTTCCGAGTGTCATATTCAAAACACCAGCACTAAACAGATTCTCTCGTCTGATTGATTCAGTCAAATGCTTATCTATGATTTCAAACTCACTCAAAGCTAAATCATACTGATGTAGCTTGATATTTGCTTGCAACACTTCAAGACGACTTGTCTTCATCTTCAAGTTATAGAGTTTCATCAAGTCGTTTTCTGCCTTTGTAAAATCCTTGCTCGTAACCTTCTGATCACGCTGTCGCAAGCGATTAGCACGTTCGACTAACTGTCTAGCCTTAAACTCAACATTAACCATATCAAGCCTATCAGCTCTCTGTTTAGCTTCTAGCTTCGTGATACCCTCTTTATCAGCATACCTTTGCCAAAAGCTATCAATTTCTTTCTGAATGTTATTAGCGTGTTGTTGATAGACACCGTTCAGTTGATAAGCTACTCTCTTATCTGCTAGTTCCCTAGCCTTTTCTTCCGCGCGATACCTATCTTCCCAATACTTACTGGTCAACATCTGCTATAACTTTCTGACTTTCATCTATTTCAGCGTCTGAGTAGATTTTTTGTTTTTCTAGACGAACTTCAAGGTCGCCCATGGCTTCCTCTTCTTTCTCCATTCTTTCGATTTCTTTCTGCGGATCATCAATGATAGATAGAACAGATAGCTTAGTCTCTTCAGATACTTGTCCAGATAACTGTCCGACAATCTGCGCTTCTTCAAGAATGTTTCTTGGAACGTTTCTAGTAAATGTATAAGTCAACCCTGTCCACGCATCCTCGTATACAGCAGTCAAAGGCACGCTGAATACAATCTGATACAAGCGATTAAATGCAGATTGTAGCTTCCTATCTTTCATGCGAGCAAGGTTGTCCATCGCCTGCAATTTAAAAGCAAGAGCAGTACCAGATGAATTTCCAAAATCAGCTTCAGACATATTGGCAACCATAGAAATAGCAAAGATAGACTCTTTCAGTAAGCTGATAAGGTTCTCTTGGGTCGTGTCTGAACTTGGCTTCTCAAGGAAGTTGACTTCAGGCAAAGGTCCGTCACCATTCTTCCAAAGATTGAAAATCCTATTCTCTCTGATTTGACTAGCATCTTCATCTTGTAGTTCGACACCCAGCACTTTCAAATAAGCGTCTGCGAAATAATCCACATCATTCGCTTTCTCGCTTGCTGCCTTATTCAAAGCATTAATCAAAGTCTTGACGCTTTCAAAAATGCTTTGTCGTTCTTCGTTCTCAATCAATTCAACAACTGGGATAGAACTATAGATGTGCTGAGTACGCTCACCGAATTTTACTGTTCCACCAGTTGAAAAAGCAGCGTCAATCACCTCATTATTCGTGATAACTTGTCCAACACCTTTTTGGCTATTCTCATTAAACGTATATCTTACTGCGAATAACGGGCGTTCTTCAATACTGTTATCATGCACGATGAACATATTAATTGGACTGTTATAAGTCGCTCTGGTCTGCTTATATTCGTTTTGATAAACATAAATAAACGCATGACCAAACACACTAGACATCTTAGCAAGTTCAAACTCTGAATCTTCCATGTCGTTAATCTTACGGAAATCAGAGACAAACTCGTTCACGTTTTCATCTTCGTGCTTGATTTTGACAGGGACACCGATTTGATAGCCTGTGAACGTATCGACAATATATTTTGCATAATTAAAAACCAGACGATTGTCTGGCTTCCAGTTATCTTTTTTAGGCATTTTCAAGACTTCATGTTGTGAGAGATACATATCTTCGCTCTCAACATAGTTCTTGACTAGCTTGCTCATGTGAAGCCTAATCGCTTCAGTAACGACTTCTTCAGTCGCTTCATCGCTTGTTGTTGTAATGACTTTTCGTTTGTTAACAAAAACTTTTGCCAATTTTTAAAAACCTCCTTTGAATAGTTTGATTTTTGTTTTATATATCCTATCTTGCAAAGCATATCTAATCGCATCGATGCAGTGATTATAGCTATCAACTGGCTCGTTGATGTACTCATTTGTCTTCTTGTCTTTCTTCCAAGTGTAATTTTCAAGTTCTTCAATCAGCTTTACGCATCTTTCATCAACTACCCAATCATACTGAAGCAAGTATTGTATGCCCTGCATGACTGAGCCAGGACCTTTCTGCACATCAACAACCCGAGGGATTCCAAGATTTCGCAATTCTTGATTCGATTTCTTTTCGGCACTATCAGCCATAATTTGTTCCTTGGCATACCCAAGGGCCTTGATACTTTCTGCAATCTTGTCATTTGTCAATCCCTTTCTTACAAATTCTTCGACTACATATAAACGCTTGTTAGCATCGTCTATCCTTACATGAAGCAAGGCTGACGGGTCATTGATGAATCCATAGTCAAGACCAAAATAAGACGGCAGATGCGCCAGCTCGTCTTTATTAAGTAATCGTTTCTCATATTTTGGAAAAACCAGCTTGTCAAGTGTCGCAAACTCACCCAAGGCATAAATCTTGTAGTACGCTTCATTTCTGTTGGCCAGTTCTTCGATATTCTCAATCGTGACCTTGTCTAAAAAACGATTATCTTTGTAGGATGTGTGATAAACAACCGTATTTTTTGGTTTCTTAACAAAAAAAGCGTTGTAGGTCCAGTTGACTTTTGAAACTGGGTTAAACATCAAGAAGATTTGTTTCTGCTTGTGTTTTTTATCCCTGAGACGAAGCGTAAGCTGCGTGTAATCGTCTAGCGTGAACTCAGATGCTTCTTCCATGACCACATCCGAAACGCCCTTAATGGACTTAATTTTCTCCGGATTGTCTAACCCTTTGAAAATAAACTGTGCACCGTTTGGTAACTCAATTCGATAAGCTGAATTGTTAACCTTGCACTTATCAAGTAACTGCCAATTATCCAAACATTGCTTCACATCTTCAAAAATCGAGTCATAGACTGTCGACCCCACTTTACGCAAAAAAAGTATTTTACGTGGATGCTTCCAATCTTGACAAGCCTTAAATACAACCTTTTGAATGACACCATGGCTTTTACCGCTTGATGCTCCACCGTAATGGACTTCAGTAAAGGTTGAATAGTCTGTCAGCTTGTCATAGATATGCTTATTGAAGACCCTGCTTGGATAGTCAATGACTATCTCGATTTTAGGCTTACTCTTCGTCAGCATCCCAATCACCTACTTTGATTTCGATAGTGCGTTGAGTGATATCGATGTTATTTTGATACATTCCTAACGTTTTCGCGTATTTGTCCGATGCTGACAACATTATAGATAGATCAGGAGGAACTTCCTTGACTGACTGATAGCCTTCCCCGTCGCCGACAAGTTTAACGTCTTTAATCTCACGTCTGATAATTTTCGCCCAAAACTGCTGAATGTCTACCGAATTTAGCAAAGAAAGCTCCGTCCTGCGCTCATCAAAAGCATTTTTTAGTTTTTCAACGACTGGTGGAATATGTTCATACTTGTTCATACCTGCTAACATATTTGAAGCTGACGTTCTCGCAGTTTTCTCGCTAAAACCAGCTTCTTTTGCTGCTTGCGTAGCGTTCTGGAAACCATTAGCCATGTAAGCCAGGACAAAAGATTTCTGTCTATTCCTGGAGGCAGGCCAGTCTGACATCAAATCTATAG